GCTTGTAAGGGATGCGTACCTGTTTCACAGTTGTATCAACTTTCCCACAGTATCTTCACCGCACCGTCAGTAACCTCAACCCCAGCCCTGGCTTTCTGCTCACCAAACCTCTCAGGTATCACCTTACTAACCTTCCAACGCACATGACTGGCATAATCCCTCAACACATTTGGGTCATAGTTCTTACGCTTATGAAGAGCATCATCATACAGACCATCCAACTCATCTAAAGCCTTCTCAGCACTCTGACGCTGCGCCTCTCTAATAACAGCATCATACTCAGCATCCTGACGCATATGCTTGTACACAGCACTACGACTAATACCAACCTCTTCACAAGCCTGTACTAAGCTAAAGCCATCGCCTACCAGCCTAGCAATGCCGTCCTTCTTGAAGTTCGTGAACCTAGCCATGTAACCTCCGGCTGTGTGTTGTAACGTACCATTTAACATATATACAATGCAGCAGCGCGTGTCGGGCATGCCAGCCTTACAATATGCCCCGCCCTGCCTAGTGTTGCGCTAGTGCTATGCAATGCCGCGGGTGATGCAATGTTGCGCTGTGCGTTAACAGAAATAAACCGCAACAAAGCAAACCAAAGCCACGCAACAAATAGCCGCGACAAGCTATCAATGCTTTGCCTGTACACTTCCGATTTATACCATACTAAATGTATACAGTAAACGCGGCAAGCTTTGCCTTATATATATACCGGGCTGGAGCCGTGTAAAAATAATTTAAAAAAAAATACATTTGACTGTTGACAATGCGGCAAGTCTTGCCTATATTCACATCATCAACTAGCGACAAGGAATCAAACAATGGACGACAAAGCAACAATCTTTTCAATAGTTCTCGGTGTGGCAATGATGCTAGCAAGCCTCGGTTTTGCTGTTACTGGGTTTCATTACACTAACGGCCTATTTGTGCCGCTAGTGCTTGGAGTTGGTGGCATCATTCTTTTCTGGTGGCCTTGCATCGCAGTATCTATTCGCAGCTAATCACAATCAACTAGCAACAAGGAATCAAAACAATGAAAAGATCTATTTTAGACAATCTTTGGAATAGTGTTCGTAATCATCCCCATTGCACTGAGGATCTTCTTAAAATAATTCGTGCTAATATCAAGGTTGCGGGATGGTGTGGTGCTGACGAGTTTACCTATACTCGCAACAAATTACAGGACACTCTCACGCTGCTCGACATGACCGCGCGTATTGAAAAAAAGAGGGTTAAATAATGGAATACGAACAGTTTGAAAAAGAATGCAACAAAGTCCTTACAGTCAGGTTAGGGCTTGGCATACATGATGATGAGTTTGTAAACGCAACATGGCGCGACTACTACAATAAAGGACTGTCACCAACAAATGCGGTCAATACTGTAACGCAAGCTATGCACAATGACACTGACGAGGCTTGATGAGCCGAAACGCGGCATAGCCGCGTCTGTCATCAACTAGCAAAAGGATAAAAGACAATGACAAAAGTAACCAATATGACAAATCGCAATGGCAACAAAGTAGCCAATCAATTCATCATTTTTGAATTAGAGGCTACCTACTTTCAATCATATCAAACTACAATTGCAAAAACCTGTTTTGAAGATGGCGAGCGAAAAGTTTATCTTGACGCCAATCACTGGGACATTTCGGTCACGACTAGCAAATACCGCAATCAGTTTTTAGGTATTGATACCAAGGAAACAAAGCGCCGTATTGAATCGGGTGAAATTCAACTTGTGGAGTTAAACTAATGATGTATCGAGGTTTTAAAATCGAAAAGCTAGATGATAGCACCTACAAAGTGGGTGCATATCACTACACCTCTTGCAAGGCATTACGAGAGGACATTGACCGCCACATATCCAAGCGCATTGATATATTGCAAGCCGATATTGAACGGCTTTTGGACTCTCGCATGCCTAGCAGTTTCAACCGTGAACAGCAACAACGGCGGTTTGATAATGTCATGGCGCAAATTGAAACCATAAAAGCAAAAATAAAAGAATTAAAAGAGGCATAGACCAATGGAAAAAGTAGTGTTCAGAATAGAAAACAACGGGCAAATCTGCGCAGTATTTCCCTATCTATTAGCAGATAAGCACAACGTGACAGTCTGGGATTCAATAGGCGGTCACAGTGCGTGTTCATACGGCTATGCAACGGTAAACACAAGACCAGCCCGTGAAAGCGAATACAAACATGCAAAAAAGGTATTAGAAAACCATTACGGCTATGAATTGCAAGTCCTGCAAAGGATGCCAAGCTATGCGTCCTTTGTTAAACACGCAAAAACTGAAAACGGCGTGTTTATGGAGGACGTTTTATAATGGCAAAGCTGTTTATATTCATTGGCTGCCTAGCCTTTATCGTTGGCGCTTCAATGGTTCCGCACACAACAAGCGGATTCGTTTTTCAAGTAGTGCTTTTGTATGGGGGACTCATTGCAGCGGTGTGGGCTGGCATAGCAAGCCGATAGAAAGCCCCACAAGCCAACAAACTTTGTTCGGGCTGGTATCCTAGACCAGGCATGACAAAGCCCGTCAGTGAGCTTTAAATCGCTGGCAATCAACTAGCAACCTAGAAGAGAAAGGGAAAAGCAATGTATACAGTAAATCAAGAGGGCATCTATCACATTCAAAAATGGATTGATGAAAACCAAGACTATAACCCACGGGTTTTTGATCTATGGGCTAACGGTATTGCATCAGAGATAAATCGTTGTGCAAGCTTAGACGATGATTTGCAGAGAAACGGCGAGTTTGTTTATGAAGTTGGGCTTCGTGATGCTCGTGGGTGTGTGATGACAATATCACTAGACCAAAACCATTTTCAACTTAACCAGTAAAAGAGAAAGGGAAAAGCAATGGCTAAGACATACGAAGTTGAAATTGTTGCCTCTATATCCAAAAAGATCGAAGTCTTGGCTGACTCCAAGGATTATGAAGAAAAAAGTTGTCGGTGCAATAAGTGCATGACGGTGTTTTTTGAGGATGGTTTGGAGTTGTTGAAGGATAAGGACGGTTTTTTTAAAGGTTGTGGGGTTTGTAAGACAGATGCTCACTTAATGGATTTGGGAGAATGAACGCAGTGCATGGAAAGCAGGGGTGCTGCATAGAAAAAGAGAAACCGCCAAGGCATTGCGCTTTGGCGGCTTCTCACACCACAACTAGCAAAGTCAATGGAGGTGAAAGGACAATATCATGGATGCAAAAAAAATCAAGCTAGAACGTCTGCAATTAGGCCTCAGTCAAGAGAAAATGGCGCAGCGTCTAGGTGTAATAGCAAGAACAATCAGAAACTATGAGTCTGGAGTAACGCATGTGCCAGACACTGTAACCAAGCTACACAACTGCTTAAAAGAGAAAGAGCGAATAGAGAGAGAGAAAGAGTTGAACAACGATTTAGATTGGCTTGTTGATTCACTTACAGAGTTTGCAGAAATTATATCAACCTTAGATATAAAACAATTTAGCAATCAAAAAGACTACGCATATGCAGTCATGCTTACTTGCCAAGAATTTATCAAACAGAGGGGGAATTGAACCAACTAGCCTAGCAATGCCGCGTGGCAATATCTTAAAGCATAGCCTTAACACTTGGCTATGCTTTTTTTATTTACAAATTATGTGTTTTGCAGTGGCTATTCGGTTTGCTCCGATAACGCATTACATGGCATTGCTTTAAGGGACGCGCAAGCGCGATTTTATCAAGTCAATTTTTCTTGTCAACCCCATAAGATTCGCGCACGACTTGAACCCATGTTGGCAATGACATTTCTGTGACAAGCTGCGGATCATAAGAGAAAGAGCGACACACCGCCATCAGTTGTATCACGCAACGAATTGGACGGTTGTTAAACTTGTAGATCAATACAGGGAACCTATCGCCAGATGCCGCACAAGCCTGTTCCCACCATGCTTGTTTGTAAGTTGCACCAGAGGCATAAGCTTTACACTCAATAGACCAGCCGGGGATCACAATATCAGCCTCACCTTTTACTTGGTATTGAGAGAGGTTTCTTTTGGGCAACTCAGGCAATGACTCGCCAAGATGGTCTTTGATATAGTTTACAATTTGACGCTCAAACGCCGCGCCTTTTTGTCTGCTATCAGTCATCGTCAGGACTCCACTTCAACACGCTTTTGGCAGGGTTCTTTTTACGAGAGACACGGCCAAGGCTGTCAAGTTTCTGCTCAACTTCTGGCAATCGCAAAGCCTCTATGATTTCTTCCATTGTTGGTACGCGAAAGTTGTCTTGCTTAGTCATGTCTTTGTCCATACACCAGCTTGCAAACCGGACAAGTCAGGTTGCCATCCAAAAAGGTTTCACACCGCAAGCATAAATCAGCCGCCGCAAGTCGAGCCAGTCTGCCATCACCCTCTGTGGTTTCTGGCGGTAGCTTGCCAGTGCCATTACAAAGATCACAGTCTTCCGGCACTACATCAGTAGGATCAAACCAATCTGTGACGTAGCGGAAACCCTTACCGTTGCACCGATAACATTGTCTCGTTAAAGAAATCATTTGGTTTTACCTCACCATTACTAGCCAATAGAATCCTACGCATGGTTTCAGGATTTGGATACCGTCTGCCAGCTATAAAATGATTGATGGCTGACCGCGATATACCACAACGCCTAGCAAACCTAGCTTGGCTTATCCTGTTGATTTGTATATATTCTTTCAGTGTCATAATTTTTCTCAACTTTAGCTGTTGACCGTTTGTAGACATTAAGCTACCTTACCAGAACTAGCAGTGAGGTCAACATGGATATTTACAAACACGATAGCGCAAGCGGCGCAACGTCACCAAAATACGAAATGATATTTAAGTTGTGGCTCAGAGCAACAACGAATCTAAACCCGGTGTTTCCAGATAATGCAGCTATGCTTACAGGACGCACCGTTGAGGGTGGTGTGCGCCGTGTCGAGGGGTTGGAAAACTTTGACCCAGACAAGGGCAAGCAAGACGGTATGCCAGTTGCTGAAGCTACAAGACACATGATGTCAGACTATGACGAGTATGTCCCAAGAGATTGGGATGAGGGTAAAGACAGAGAGGAGTTTGAGGCTTTTAGGGAACACTTGCCTGATATGCTTGGCAACGCTCTTGAAGGCTTGAAGGCTTGGCAAAACAAACACGGACTGAACACCGTAAATGGTGAGCATGTAACTTGGCACTCTGTTCCAGAACTCGATGTGCGTATTATGATGTTCAGAGACTTCTATGGCGGTGATGTACTGTGCGATCTTAAATGCAAGATGCCACAGCGCAACCCACTGAAAAAAGATGGCACACGCACATGGCGCATACCAAAGCCAGATACCCAGCCAACCGAAAACAATATCAAACAGATGTCAGTGTACTGGAGAGCGACAGGCCAAAAGCCATCACTGCTACAAGTCACTGCATCTGGTTATCATATCTGGGATGAGGACAACTGCGAACTGCTACAAGAGCAACATCTTGAGCAAGTCTATCAGGATGTGAAGCGCAGTTGGATTACCACACAAAATCTTATTCGTGCCGCGAATGGTAATTGGCACACACTGGCTGGCCTTGTGACGCCGGATTTTACGGAGATCGCCCGGCGTCATGGGCCAGCAATACTCAAACTAGCAAGGGAGTTTTGGAAATGATTACAGCGAAAGATCTTGATGACATGGATGACTTGTTTTCGATACCCACACCAGTTTACAAGCTGGTGCGTAATGAAGATCCATCAACGAGTCATGCGGCGGCTGAGAGCATAGACGCAAACCGCATGGAACAGATAGTGCTTGAAGCCATACAAGACTTTGGCGCGACAGGGTGCATCTCTGATGAGGTGCTATCAAGGCTACCGCATCACGGCTACAGCACAGTCACTGCTAGATACAAACAACTAAAAGAGAAAGGGCTGGTGAAGGTTGACCACCGCAAGCGTAAGGGACGTTCTGGCCGTGGTCAGTTGGTCATGTGGGCAACAGAATTTTATGTGGAGCAAGAGGATGGATGAAGAAACACAACAGCGTCTTGACATGATGCAGATGAAAATTGATGCACTAGAGGAAAAGGTGCTAGAACAAATGGTTGCCTTCACCACGGCTATGAAACTGATTGCGGATTTAATGGAGCAAAAACATGGGGGAGAATAGCTTTTCAAACACTATGGATTTCGTCAATGAGTTGAATAAATCTCATGGTGTAACCCAGAGAGGGGGCAAGAAATACACCCAAGTCGTACACCGCATGGAAGCTTTCAGACGCTTTCATGGCTTAGATTATGGAATAGATACAAACGTGCTTGTTGATGACGGTCATCGTGTTGTCATCAAAGCTATCGTTACAAATGCTGACGGTGTGCAGATTGGCTCTGGTATGGCAGAAGAGATCAGAGGACAAGGCCATGTAAATACTACATCAGCCTTGGAAAACTGTGAGACATCAGCCGTTGGCCGTGCTTTAAGTTCGATTGGATTGTCAGGCGGCGAGTACGCATCAGCCAATGAATTAGATGCTGTTGAGCGTAAGACTGAGGCTATGGCAGAGAAAACTCAGCCTACACAAAACAGCGACTTCAACCCAGAGGAGCAAAAGGCAAGAGGTTTTATGCGTGATGTAGACATGAGGTGCAGCCCTGCCAACATGAAAACACCAAATGACTTGATTAAGCTGGTTGAAAATAGTTGGTTTCGGGATGGTAAAGAACACGCAAAAGAACATTCTGAATTTGTAACTGGAAAACTTAAAGAGGCAATTGAGCAAGCTGCAAGAAGATTGAAAGTGGAGATGAACTAATGCCTGTAAAACAAAGAAAGAAAGTGTTTGGTTTTAAGTTGTTTCCTAACCGGGACAAGAAATCAGATCGTGCGCCGGACTATGGCAATGCCAATATGCAGTGCTATGACCCAATTATGAAACAGATTGGGCCTATTACACTATCACCAGATAAGAAGTACGAAGTGTCAGGCTGGACAGAGGCTGATGGATCTATCGGAATCGCAATCAATGAGGTGTTTGAGGTGGAGTCAGCAGACAACATTGCTGATGGTATTTCACAAGGTGGGTTCAAGCCAATTGCAGAGGCCATCGAAACACAACATTACCCAGAAGGGCGTCAGGAAGCCCCACAGCAGCCCAAGCCATCTATAAAGTGGGATTGAGGCGCAAACGTGACAAAGCCGCTGAGAGGGCGTTTAAACAGCCAGCAATCGACTATGTAGTCTGCGAGGCTTGTCAGAAATCTATGCCGTTGGTGACAGGATACTGGGTCATCAATGGCTTGGGGGAGTTACTTTGTTATGGAAACGAAAGTTGTTTCACTAAAAAAGCATATAGACATCAAAGAAGCGAGGCTGGTAGCACCTGACTACTACGCCGCGCTGATTTTGTCGGGCTGGGGATTGTTCAGAATCCTAGAGCATCATGGCTTTGAGCCAATTAAACCCAAGCACGTTGTATCACTGACTGATGCCAGTGCGTACACAACAGAGGCACATGTCATAGAGTGCCTTGCTCAATACATTGCAAGCGGTGGAGAGTTAGTAACCTAGCGCTTTTTCTTGGGCTTCTTGCCAGCCTTTTTCATGCTGATAGCTGTTGCCGCTTGCTTCTTCATCTTGGCAGACTTCATGCCGCCACCTGATTTTTTGCCGTACATTATTTCTTCCTTTTCTTAGATGCTATGATTTTCTTTTGTAGTGCTGGCGGCAGAGTCTTCTGCTTTGCTGTCAGCATGCCGTTGCCGTTCTTCTTCATACCCTTTTTCTTCATCCCCGGCATCACTTCTTTCCTTTCTTTGCCTTGTTACGCTTGGATATTGCTGCTGCCTTCTTCTTTGCATCAGCCTTGCTGCTTGCACCCCATGCCCGGAGTGATAGTAACAACCTTGTCGGCTTGCCATTCTTTCTCTCTGGCCCCCTCATGTTGCCCATACGAGCCAAGAAACTAGCGCGTCTGGGGTTGTCACCTTTCTTCACAGGTGCTTTTAGATTCGATCCTGTGGTGCGTTTGAAGAAAGCCCGGCCAGCCTTGTTCAACCCACCCTTTGGATTTTGAAATCGTTTAGCTACCATCTGCTAATGCTCTCATACGATCTACCAAACGTCTAGCCCGGTTGGGCACTTGAGTATACCACCGCGAGTCAACCATCTCGTCTGCCGCTTTGTTCCAGTCTCTAGCATCTACCCCAGCCTTCATGCCCTTGAACTTAGATAGCCGGGGCCGCCCCATGTTGAACATCATGTTAGCTATGATATGTTGACACTCTTCGGGTAGATCATCGAAGTCAGGATACAATACTTTGCAATCATCAATCGTCACGGCTATATCCAAAGCAAACCGTTGTTGCACTCGATCTTGTTCAATGACTGTGCCGACAGGCAATCCACACTCTGGATCACCTTCTTTGATAAGTGCGCCAATTCCGAAAGTTGGCAGACCAAGATGATCTAGGTATATCTCGTACTTGCAGCCCTCGTCTTCGGCTATCTCTTCGCGAAGTTTATCTTTGTTCATCTGCTTTTCTTTGCTTTTGCCTGTGCAGTTTTAGACAAGTCTTTGAAGTGAAACAAACGCTTGGATGTTTTGCCATGTGTTTTGCCAGAATGTAATTGACCATTCGGCATTTTATGTGTGCCACCCTTGTGCAAAGTTCCATCTCTAAAATAATGCTTGACGCCTTTAGCCATTACTTCTTCCTTTTCTTTGCAGTTGTTTTCTTCTTCTTGCTACCGCCGCGCAACAAATCCGAATCCGCTTTTCTTGCACCACCCTTGCCAGACACAAAAGATTTTACCCTGCCCATAGCCCACTGATGCGCTGATACCTTTGGCCTAGAGCCTGATGAATAGTATGCACCCAGCCCACGTTTGTAGACCTTATCAAGAGTTGCCTTGGAATACCGTGATGCGCCTGAGATGCTTGCAAACCTAGACATTATCCACGACTCCTCTGCTTGCTAATACGATCCATCATAGCTGGGGTCAGCTTGCCCTGCCGATACAGCTTGGCAGTACGTTTGATCTCTGCTTCTCTTTTCTTTGGGTTCTTTGCACCGCGCACATATTTCTTTGGCACACCGCCCTTTGTCTTAGGAACCTTTGGAAACTTACGTTTCATCGTTTTTTCCTCTTGGCTTGCTTGAAGTTCTTTGCAGTTGGCGCACCCTTCTGCCCAACCTTACGCATCTTCTCACCACTGCCAGCCTTGATACGCTTACGCTTTGCATGGATGTTGCGATACAAACTCATCACTTCTTACCAAAAAATTTAGTCGCTGCCCTTGTTCCAAAACTAGCTGCTACGATAGTTCCCAAAGTATATTGATAATAATCCGGCATGGACTCAAGTGCAGTAAAACCTTCTGAAACTATTTGCCTACCCCAATCACCACAGAACGCTAGGATTAGTGGGATACTGAACAAAATTGTAAGCCACTCATCTTTCCAGCTATGTGCAGAAGCATCAGCCATTTTGAGATCCCAGTCAATCTCCCCCGTGGCTTTCTTCTCCATAATTGTTGCTTCGGCTTTGGCCTTGGCAACCTTCGCACCAGTTACAGCTTTCTTTTCTTCAACTTTTCCTTCTAGCCAAGTTCCAGCTAAATTAGCTATCGGCCCTAAAAACTGTATCATTCGTCCTCCAAAATTTCTAAAATCTCGCCAGCTTCAAGCCTGACCTTCAATTGTTTACATGACCACTTTTTATCAAAGTCAGCCGTGTGTCCAACATTTCGTTTTATCTTGCGGCGTATATTCAAACACTCAGACAGATTTTTGTAAGGCGTGTATTCAACTCGCTCTTCCCCTATCATCAACAGTAAAACAAATGTCATCTCAATCATTTGTTCGTCAACTTTTCTATGTTGTCCTCAATCTTTGTAAGCCGCCTGTCATAAAACTCTAAAACTAACTTTTGTTGCTGGTCATGTGGTGCGTTGCCACTTTCGATACTTTCTGCCAATTTTTCTAACTCACCAGCCAAATGTTCTATCATCATAAACTGTTCCGAATCGGCTGGCAAACTACCCATTTCACCTCTAGGCCACTTAATACGAAACTCTGTATTCATTCCCAGATCTGTTTCCATCAAGATCAATTTGTTCTCAATAGTGTTAAGACGTTCGATAACTCCAAAGTAAGCCCATGTGCCAACTGTTGCAGCAATCAGTAACGCAATCAAATTGCGTATGGGCATAGCCAGTTCTGTGTTCTCGCTTAACTTCGGCATCAGTCACAAGCTGTCTTTCCTGCACAATCTGTAGGAAAACAGTGTGCAACCATTTTATAATTTTGATTTTGATATGTTGCTTGCCACATTTTTTCATCAATTAAATACAAGCATTGCGCCTCGGTCATAGGTTGCTGCAAAGAAACTTGATTGCCGATATACTGCCACTCATAACCGTCAAATCCCCACATACTTATGACAAGTATAAATAGAGTTTCAACGGTATGGTGGATGCTAGTCATCAGTAATTATAACCCACTGAACAGTATTAGGACTGCTTTCCGTCCTAAAGTTACCAGCAAGCTCCCAGTTTATATTGTCTCTTACAGCCTCTTGTTTTTTATCACCTGTAACGTGACCGTGTATCATTGCTGCCAGCATGGCCGCTATTATAATGTTTTCCATCATTGAGATTTCCTGTCTGCGTACGCATTTGCACCAAAGTAAGCTGCAACCAATGCTGAGTTGGCAACAAAATATGTTGGTGCAATATCGGTAATCAT